TTTGACATGCTTTAAAACTTTTTGCTTGTTGGTCTGCAAATTTTTTTAAAGTAGCCCAATTATGTATATACCCTGTATATTTTTTTGCTAAGTTTTTATAAATAATTACTTCTCCGAAACCTTGATTTGCGTAAGACTTTACTTCTTTTTTAAGTATTCCTCTTGCTTTTATAAAATCTTCGGCATCAATCATTTTGCTTCTCCAAGATATTATTAAGCTTTTTCTTAGTTTTATTTCTCAAAGGCTTGCCGTTTTCTATATTTTGCACAGTTCTAAAACTAATTCCGATTAACTTTGCAAATTCTTCTTGGTTTAGTAAATTATTTTTTCTATATTCTTTAACACGAACACTATACTTACTGGAGTATGTTAATTCATCAAAAGATTCTCTAATTAGTTCAAACAATCTATTTCGCAGGCGGTTATGAGCTTCATCCTCACTACTTGTGCCAATAGCAAAATATAATTTTCTTGCAACTTCTTTCACATAATATTCTTTTGTTTTTTCTAAAGCATCTCTTTCTAATTCTTCAAAAACGTCTACAAATATTTCTTTCAATTTGACTGTATTCATTTTGTTTCTCCTTACTCAAACTCATAACCCAACATAACTTCAACTATGCTTGGAGTATTATAGATCGTAGGTCTTTCCCCATCCCTGACGGCCTTATAATCTCCAAGCGTTTTTTCTAGTTGTTCCCATCCCCTATCCATATCCTCATCATTCATTTTGAATATTTTTGTTGCAAAGGGATGCTTTGTTTCTTGTGCAACAAACAAGAAGTCTTCTACTTTGTAACCAGCTTTTTGATAACCTCTTCTATAAAAAGCGGCCTGTAAGTCATATTGATAACGTCTGATAGAGCGAGTAAATCCAGATACGGAGCAATCACTTGTAGTTTTATAATCAATAACTACAATAGATTCATCTGAATACGGTTGCACTACTGGGTGTCTGATAACATCAGACCTTAGCTTAAGGAGTACATCTTGCTCCCACCAGTACAAGGAGTTTTCGTATGGCTTGGTAAAAACTCCAGGATACTCGCCCTGATCAACGTCAAGGAACTTTCTTGCTTCTTCAATAAGGTTGTCCTTCATCTGAAACAAGATGTCCCTTTTGTCTTCTGTAATTACGGTAATTCCTCTTTTTTCGCAATCAGCTTTTAAATCTTTGTTGATTTTTAAATTTGGATGTCCTGACATTACCGCAAATTCATTATTAAATGCGTTCTCACCCTCTACAATTAGAGAGTGGGCGGCAGAACCAAACTGCATAGCAGGTGTAGGCTCTACCACCTCTTGCATAGCATGTAACTGCGATTGTCTAAATCTCCTTAAGACAGATGAAGACACGCCTTTTGATTGATGATAATATGCGTTATCCATACCTGGAAAATATATAGTATCGCCAATAGCTATATGCTGATGATCTTTTAGTGAATCTGGTAGTGGTGGGTTATCTATCATGATATATCCTTTAACATTTTAATTATTTTTTTTCTAAGTATTGGCTCAAAGGCCTCAACAAAATCGTTGCTATATTTAGTTCTACCGATGAATGTACCTCTCAATTTTGATTCAGGGTACATAGCTTTTTTTTCCATAGATCTAGAAATAGATTCTAAAGATTCGACAACCAAAGTATTAACCAATCTTTTAGCTGCATTTTCTTTTTGTTGCTCTATTAACTGATCTAATATTTGATTGATACTTTGCTTTTTAACTTTATCTTTTTTACATTTACAGTTATCTGTCATGATACCTCCTTGGTGTTTTTAACAACTTCTTTAGCGTCTTGTATAGCAATATTCATAATATCAATAGCATCATCTATATGACCGTCTGCTTTGTATAAAAGGCCTATTGCTAACTGATTTATTAAATTGTATGTGCCAAGAATCGGATCCATCATGTTTTTATCTGGGTCTGTTTGACATTTGTTAGCATAATCTTTCATAAGCTTAACGGTTAATGTAAAGGCTAAATCATAATTTTTCTTAATATACTTTTCTTGTTTAGTCATTATTAACTCCTATTTGTAATACGGTTTACTTTTTTTTCAATCTTCTCAACTTCATCAAGCAAGTTTACTAATGATACCTTTAGTTCATGCACCAAATAGTTAATTGCGTCTTGCTTTTGTTGTTCTTGAATATTGTTTACTGTAGTGTCAAAAATAGCACTAAGCATACTGTTTGTATCTATTGACATAATTACCTCCGTCAAAATATTGTTTAAGTATAACAAAGTATAGACATTTTACAATACATTCTGTAAAATTAATTTATTACATAACAATATGGAGATAATATGAGTAGAACAGGCGATTTATACATGATGTCCAGACTATCCTATGATCAAGCTGTAGATGATTACAATACAAAAAAAATTAATTCATTATTAGAGGGATACAAAAAATACTACAAAGAAAATGTAGGTATGGATTGTTTAGATCCGCAAGGAGATCTAATTAATTTTTATGACGAAGATCACAGCCAGGAGAGTCCAATATGACTGAAGGCCCACATTTCTTTTTTTGGTTCTTTGTAGCGATAATGGTAATACCAGCTTTATTTATAGTATTATTTGATAATGTTTAGTTTTACAGTAAGGCCAATACCAAACATAACTTACTGTAAGGGCGATAAAGATATCCTCTAATTGTTCAGTTTTTATCGCCCACCTATTATTGTCAATTAATGTCAAGACTATAATGACGGTTAAAAACATGATAAGAATGGGCTTTTGACGATTATTTGATTTTTGGCATTTTTGTCATAGGCAATAAAGAAAACTATCTATATTTTTAAAATAATTCTTGACAAAGTATAGATCTCTAATCTATCCTCTCAATACATATTAGGGTAATGTGGGGTAGGCTAGTATTAAAATAAGCATGACACCCTAATTTGCTAAATATGGGATTCAAGAAACATAAACTAGAATACGAACCAATCATATCTGATGAAAAAGACGTTCCTGTTGAATTTGCCAACCTAGATAACAAACTTACCAGAAGACAAAGAAACTTTGTATGGATAGCTGTAAACAATCCAAGGCTATCTTTGGTAGAGTGTGCAAGTAAAGCTGGTTATAAAGATCCAAGACAAGCTGCTGTAAATGTATTTAAGAACGAGATAGTAAGAAAAGAATATAATTTTTTAACCAACGAAGTTAAGAAAAAGTATGAACTTAACTACGATAGGGCAGTTCAGGACTTGTACGACATTAGAGATAAGGCTCTAGCGGCAGGTTCTTTTAATGCGGCCATATCAGCACAAAACTCTTTGTTAAGAGTTGGTGGCCTTATAGTTGATAGAAAAGAAGTGTTATTCGGTAAAATAGATCAAATGAGTAGAGAAGAGGTAGAAGGTAGGTTAGAGCAGTTATTAGGTGGGGCTATGGCCAAACAGCTAGTTAAACAAAAAGAATTAGAACAAAAAGAAAAGTCAGAGGGTAAAGTGTATGACGATCATTCAGCTTCACGGCTTGTTGATGAAGTTGGGGTAGAAGATAGCCCAGATAAGAGCAAAAAATCCAATCCAGTTTAATATAGTCCAAGTCATAAGGCACCTAAATCAAATCTACTGGAGAGGAGTTGTTGTAAGAGAAAAAATGAAAAAAGTGCCTTACATACATATTAGTTAGTTTACGGTAATTCTGCAACATATTTAGACAATCCTCTCCATCTTTCTTTGTTATTATTATACCAAAAGGCTTGATCATAGTCTTTTGAGCCTGGTTTATACACAAAAAATCCAAACTTAGAGCTGGGATCTAGGTTTGGATCAAAGTAATCTGATACTTCGTCCCAAAATACCAGTTTGATACGGTATTGGGGTTTATTCATAATTCATTTCCCCAATTATCTTTAAGTTTATGTTTTTTTGCATAATCTCCAAGTGCTTCTTCAATTTGTTCTTCAGTAAACTCAATATATCCATACTGAAATAAATCGCAGTATATTTCAGTTTCTTCTTTTATTTTTTCTGTATCGGTTAGTTCTGATAATGAAGAAATCCTACCATTTTCTTTATAATATTCTTCTTCACACCTTCCATAAGCACTTTGTTCTTGCAAACATACTCCTAACTCTTTTAAAGTTTTAAACAATCCGTAAGGACACATAGAGCCACATTCTTCATCAATTCTTAATATTAATTTACTCATCTTTTTTCTTCTTTCTTATCATCTTCATTATCCCAACC